ATGTGGTCTATCAGGTTAATTTGCAGGGCTTTTGCGCCTATTAATAAAACTTTGGTTAACGTTTCGTCGTAGCTGCTTGGTTTCGGGCTTCCGCTTGGATGGTTGTGTGTAATAATTATACTTTTGTAGCTCCGGCAAGCAGGGCAAATGTGTAAATAATGCGGGGGTCAACTACTGTACCCATTACGCCCCCTTTAGAAACTTGTAAAACGCCCATAACTTTTTTACTGGCGTTAAGTGCTATAACATAACAACATTCTACAAAATTTATCTCTCCTTCATCGTAACACTTTCTTACGAATGTTTTTGCATCCTCTATGTCCAAAACTTCCGGTCGGTCTGTGTGTTTTATTTTGTTGTGTAGTTTCAGGGAGTATGTGGGTAGGTCGCGGCATGTTGTAAGTATCTGTTTAACTTCCTTTCTCATGGTGTAGGGTTTTTAAAAGTTAATTGTATTCCGTTTTCTTCTGCTAATTGATGCAGGCTTTTTATCTCTCCAAAAATTGGGTTTCGGTTGTAGTCCATTACATACCAAAAATGGTGTATTGTGGGGTTTTGGTTTATCCATGAAAGGGGTAAAGCGACGTCAACATTTGCAATTTTATCAGGGTTATTATCACATGCGAGTTTTATTACTCTCCTTTTGTGGTGTGGGCTTTGATTTGTATCTGTTTCATTTTGCGGGAAAATTTTAAGAAGTGAAAAAGCGGCATTGCTGCCGCTTTTCTGAAAGGGGGTTTAGTTTAAAAAGTCGTTTGCCATTTCGCACAATTCAAATGCTTTCTTTGTGCGCTCAAATGCTGTTCCATATAAGATGCTGTTTGTCTTGGTGTCTGCGCTCTTGTAGTCTTTTACGTTCTGATAATATCCGCTAATTGCGTTATATGCTCCAAACAAAGTGCCTGCGGTGGTTTCCATTGTCTGGCTTGGGTTTGTCATTGCATATTCAAAAACTTGACCGCAAACGTCTTCAAACTGGCGGGAAAATTCATAAGAATCATTGCTGGTTACTACTGCCTGAAATACTTCTTTGTTCGGGCTCATTGCTAAACGAATAAGTTTCTTTAATTCGGCATCCGTAATTCTTACTCTTGCCCAGTGATTAAACATATCAGTTAATTTTTCTGTCATTACATCGCTGATATGAATTATACGTGCCGCTTCTCTTAGCTTTTCTTCTGCGTTGGCTGTGTGCTTTATATAGACTGCGTTTGAGTTGTTGCGCAATGCCATGTTAAGCGTATTGTTGCAAACAATTCTGATCGGTGTAAATGCTGCCATAGCTGCGCCGCTTCCGTCGTGCGCTGTTGTAAGAAAAATATATTCTTCTATTGCATCTCTGCCATTGCGCCCAACCTTAATAACATCGGGCATCTTTGCAGTTATAAAAATTCTTTCACCGTTGCCAAGTGCTCCGGCGGTCTCGTACTTTATGCCGCTTCCGTCGTTTACCAATGCATCAAAAAAACTAAATGCGGTTGCGTTCTGTATTACTTCGTATTTGCTGCCCACTACTCCCAAAATTTGGTCTGTGTCTTTGCGGACTGTTGCGAAGTAATTAGGTACAATAATTTCCGGAATTTGTATTCCGTCGGGGGCGGTTTCTTCGCTGCTGTTGTCTGCATCGTAGGTGAACAGGGGGCGTTTTACTACGTCGTAATCAAGACCTGCAAACTTTATTGCTTCTTCTGCGGTGGGGTACTGTTCTACGATTTTACCTAATCCGTGCCATGCTTTTTCTTTAACGCTAAAAAAAGCGTCCTGACCTGTTTTAATGTTGCGGTTAATGTTGTGTGCCATGTCAAATTTTTAAGACTTCAAATAATCGGGTTTAAAAAATGCGGTGTCTTTCTTCGGTGGGTGTTTTTAAAATGGGCAGTCGTCGGCGGGTGCGTAGATATTGTTTTTAGCATGTTCTTCAAAACTTCCCTTTTCGGGGTGCTTTTCAATTTGTGTGTTAATTGCGCCTCTCACTTCCTGAATGGTTTTAGCTGCGGTGCGAAGTTTTACTAATCCGTTTTCCTGTTGGTCGTGGATTTGAATTTTTCCGTCTTTGAAGTCAATTAAAAAGCGTCCGTTAAATTCTTCTCTCAAACTTTCTAACTCGTTTTCCTGAATGGCTTTTTTGATTTCGGGGTATAGTGGGGCTGTGGCTTCGTCTACATTGCTTTGTGTAGTTTCTTCTTCTCTGTTTCCTTTACCAAAAACCTGAAAATTACTTACTCGTAAATCGAGGTTTACTCTATCATTATAGATAGAACATTTTAGCGTCCCTGTAACTGTTACTACTCTTCCCTTGAAAAAAAGCGGGGCAAGTTTTTCGTTACTGTTCCATATTGCGCAACGAATAAAAGTAGTTTCCTCTTTTACTTCTCCGGTACTTGTTTTGAATCGGTTGTTACTTGCTACTGAAAAACTTATTACTGTGTTTCCGTTGTAGTCTCTTGTTATTGCATCTGCTGTAACGTGTCCTGTCGTTGTTAGGGTAATCATCTTTTGTAAATTTTTAATTCGTGTGAAAATTGGGGCTTAAAAAAAGTAACGTTGTAGCGTTACTGTGGGGTGTATTCTTCGGTTTCTGCGGGTGTCGGTTTATAGATATGTACAAGATAATTTGCGGTTTCTAAACCTATTTTGTAGGGGTTGTGTATTGCTCCGTTTAATCTTGTGTAGCTGTTGTTAAATTGGGTCGTATTGAAGCAATAGGAAAGGTGCAAGCTCTCCAAATGTTCATAACAATAGAACATTGCTTTTTCTTTGTGCGTCACGGTAAAGGGCTTTAACTGCGTAAAAAAATAAGGTTTGAAAAAGCGGCATTGCTGCCGCTTCCTGGGTGGGTAAACGGTTAAAAAATAATCTGGCTTTCAACCTCTCTTACTTTTCTTTCAAGGGTACGTTTAAGCAATTCCACTACTTCTGCAATTGCTGTACTGTTTGCGGTTGTCCAAGTGTTATTTTTTGAATCACGGATTTGTAATTCATCCCGGTTGCTGTCTGTTGATAGTTTAAAGGCAGCCAGTTTTTTAAGACTGTCATTTAATGCGGTTCTCCTTTCTATCAGGCTGAAAAGTTTTTCAACTACATAAATTCTGTCGTCAATCGGTGGTAATTCATCTTTTTCCGTTTCCTCTTTCTTAGGCTTCTCCGGTTTCTCCGGTTTCTTAGCTTCCGGTTTTGGTGTTACGGCGGTTGCTGCTACGATGTTTCCGTTTTTCGGTGCTCCGTTTTTGTCGACGGTCTGGCTGTTTTTGTCGTTCGTGTCCATAAAAAAATGTGTTTTGAATATGAATAAAAAATTGTTTACAGGGTAAAGCATAGGGGTACTATCGGATTTTAATTACAGGCATCTTTTTTAACGTCCGTGCTCGGGGGCATGGTTTACGTGTTGCGTACTTCGCGGGGCTGGTATGTCCGTTACTATCTCACGCATGACAGCGGTAAAGGGGCGTCTATCCACAATTAACGAAAGCCTGTTTCCAACAATGTCAAAAATCTGCTGCGGTTCTCCTGCGGTATTAGGGCGCTATGGGGTGCGCTATGGGCGGGGGCAAAAGAGAAAACACACTATCAATTTACAAAAAAGTTTTCGTATAACCAAACTGTTTATAGTGTATTTTTTAAAAATCTTTGTCGGGTTTTTTCTCTGGTCTCTCTCTGGTTTACAAGGCTTTGCCGCTTACTTTTTCTTTAAAAAGTCTAACTATCAGCTATGCTGCACGTCGTGACCTATCAAAGCGGGGGGCGGACTCGACAGGGCTAAGAAATATGGGGGGCCCTTATGCAGCCGAAGGCGTAATAAAGGGGGGCAAAAGACAGAAAGATAATCGCCCCGTAGGGGTGCCCATCTGGATTGGGCGCAGCCCTTAATTGGGATTACAGTCCACAGGACTGACCGCATGGCTGTTGGCTGTTGTGAGCGGTAGCGAGCACATTTTGTTTCCCGTGCATAGCACGTCCATAATGAGTGCGAGTTTGCGAGCACGGGTGCTTATCAAAAGAAGTCTGCAACTTTGCAGGTGCTTGGATAGGTTGGTATCAGTTGAGTATTGAGGCAGTGAGTTGGACTGAGCAAGGAAATGGAGTCGGAACCAGAGCGGAGCGAAGGTGTAGCGAAGTGACGTAGCGAAGGACAATTGACTGCTAAGCTGGTGGCCGCAGTTGGAATAGCGTGGGTGTTAGTGAGCGGGCTTTCTACTGCGGCCTTTTTTGTATTGGCATTTAGCAGTGATCTTTTAGGCAAATGAAAATCATTGACCAGCCGAGAATGAAGAAGAAAACAATACCATAGGTGATAAGGTTGATGGGTTCAAGGCCAATTATTATGAGGCGTACGAATCTTACTATCATGAGTATTAAGCAGATTGTGAAGCTTATCATCAGTATGATGTCGCAGTTTTTTTCGGACATACCCTTGTGGTGTGTTGCATAAAGGTATTGAGTATAAGAGTGCGACGCAAGGGACGTTGATCAACGACCTGCATGACCGGTACATAAAGAAGAAAAGTCTTATCCAATTCTTATTGGAGTGGCTGTCGCAGTTAATTTGTAACGCACATCTAATTCAAAAATTCCCCATAATACCTGGTCAAATGCATCACTACCATGTGTTGAATCTTCTGCAGGAAAGTTTATATTTTTTTCTGTTCGTTTATCTTTCTTTGTTACACCACCTGACGTTACAGCCGGTGATTGTTCAATACTTTTTATCAATTGATCACATGCTATTTCGTTTATCCTGATTGCATATTCACTTTTCAGTGTTAGCCACTTTTTTATGTTTTCGAATTTGATATCGTGATCGGGTGCGTCTCCTGTAAAGTGCATGATTACACGCCAGCCATGTTGATTGAAAGATTGAGTAACAACGTCTGCGAAAGTTCTTTTTGTAGGTGTTCTTCCGATAGCTGTATGATCGCATATATAGTGAATTTCTTTTGTAAAGTGGTGTTCATATTTTTTACAAAAAGAGTCGATAGTATCTTCAATTCCTTTGGGATGGAGTTCGTATAAATAATCAATGAAGTTAAGCGTAGTGTAGTTGTTGCCTGGAAGTTTAGAGATTTGAGCAACGGGCATGGGTGATATACGCCAGTTATAATCCATTGCTATAATGAATGGTTTTAAAGGATCATAATCAATGATGCCCTTGTACTTGTTTTGCTGGTCAAATGTTGGGTAGAAAGTATGTTCGATTTTATCAGGATCATGGTTTAAGTAAGCAACATTGTACATGTATTCGCTTTTGCAAATTCTACGTGCCCGTTTAAAAAAGAAGTCACCGAGTGTTTGCAGGTTTTCATAGGGTTTCATGTCGCTGTAGTACACAAGATGTTTGCGTATGCGGTCAAGTTTTTGTTTGTATTTGTTTATCAGAGATATATTTCCAATAACAAGTTTTTGATTATCGGGGCTGGATGCTATTTGCTCTTGCAGTTGAATGATGTGCATCTGCAAGGTGTACACAATTTCAACTGCAGTTTGGTTGACAAGTTTTTTCTTTTTGAGATACCATTTTATTTTAGGACCGTATTTGTCTGTGAACATCCATACTGATAAGTATTCCGGAAGGTGTCCAAATTCTTTTTGAGCACCACGTAGTGCGGGCATTACTTCTGTGTCAATTTTTTCTTCGTCACAAAATTTTATTTCATCCCCGATTGCTGCTTGTGCATTGTATGCGTTGGCAGATCCTTCAACAGTAAGAGAGACAAGACATAAAGCTGTGCCGGTTGCAAATGATATTACGCGATCAAATTTATCGAGTGGTATTAAAGGTTTTTCCCAGTTCTCCGGTGGTTTTTTATATTTTATAAAGTCTTCGCCTTCTATAAGTTTTAATTTATTCTGCAGGAAGTCAATGATATTTGGAATGATACGGTCAACAAGTCTTTCATAAGTGTCACTGAACAAAAGTATCTGTGCCCTGGGCATGGTTTCAGAAAGGTATTGCAGGCGGGGGCCAATGCCGCCACCGGTCTTGCCGCCTGCCCTTGGCCATGCGCAGTAGGTAACGTTTGCGTTGATGATTTGTATAAGGGCTTGTGAGTTGTGCAGTGTTACCTGAACTGAGTCAGTAGTCATCTTTTTGTTCTAATTGCTTTATGATATCATCAGCTTCATGGAAAGCGGTGTCAGCGGTTTGATTTGTTTGAAGCAAATTGTTTTGAATGTTGAATACAATTGTTTTTGGTGACTTGCGTTCGATTTGTTCAGGATACATTTTTATGTATTCACGCAATTCTTTTTCAAGCCGTGAAGCTGTGAAGCCATCGCGGTCAATGTATGCATCGTTGATTTTTTTTTGCAGGTATTCAATGCGCAGTTGGATCCAATATTTTTTGTTCAGGGGGTAGCTGCTTGAAAAAATGTATTCAGCATTTACAATGTCTTTGTAAGCTGTGTCACGGCTTACATTGTATTTACTGCAAATGAAGCCTGCTATTTGTTCGCGGCGGAATTTGCTTTCTCTGATCTTTTCATCAGCATAGCGCCAGCGGTCCAATAATTCGAGTTGTTTGTCTGTAATTATCAGACCTTCTTTATTAGAGTCGCCACCGGCCTGCAGCCAGGTAATGATTTGCTCGCGGGTATCATCATTAAATCTCTTCTTCTGTAAGTCCTTCACGTTTTAATTGTTTGCGGGTTTCGTCGAATATTTTGAGGGCAAGGGTTTGTGCAGGTGAGCTGCCTGATCTTGCGAGGGTGAATGCGTTTTCACGGATAGCGAGTTCGCTTGAGTATAAGCCCTGGTAGTATGCTATTGTTGCGGGGTGTTCATCATCACGCATGAGGTCCACAAATTCTTTTGGTGGCATACCCAGTGCAAACGCAGTTTGCCGCGGTGTATATGCCGCAGCTCCCATTCGCTTTACTTCGTTTAGTATATCATCATTCCACTCCATCGAGTAATGCTTTTTTTATCCATTTAATTTGCATGTCCACGGCACTATCCCATACGGTGATGATGCCACATTCATAGCGTTTGTTTTCTGTATAGTTGGCGCTGCCAATAACTGCCATTTTCCATGTATCATTTTCGATGCAGGTAACTTTTGCGTGTGTGTCAATCAGAACACATTTATCTGATATCGCTTTTATTAGCTGGAATGCTCCGGCGCTGCGAACGTCAATTCTGTTGTCGAGCAGGCAGTATAATTCTGTTATCATTTTTGTGTTGCGAAGCTGTGCAAGTACGCGGGCTGCAGTTTCGCACATTGCATAACTGGAGATATGCACTTTGGCGGGTCCTGTGATGTTGAGTAGTTCCAATAACATTTCATGCATAGACCATTTGCCATCGCTTACCCAGTAAATGATTGAAGAGGGTTCAATAAGTTTTATCACACTTTTAAGTGTGAGATCATCACTCATTGCCTGTTTGAGTGGTTCGCTCATGAGTCCTCCGGAAACCTGTTCTTTGCGTACTTTCGGGAACATGGTAAAATCAATTCTTCGTTTTGGGGTCATTGAGGTTGTTGATTTGTTTTAGTTGGGTTTCGTATTTTGTAAGCAATGCCGCATAAGTTGCGTTGCCAGGGTTTTCTTTTAAATTTTTTTTGTGTTTGCGTACATATCGCTTTAGTCTTTCGATGAGTTTGGCAAGCTGTAGAGGATTTTCGGGTATTGTGAACTGTTCTTGTTTTTCTTCCGGTAGTTTGCCATGTTGCAGATAGTAATTGCGTTTGCTCCAAATAAGGTTGCATTTTCTTTCGAGTTCGAGAATCATCGCTGCATTTTCTTTGCGGGTTTCACGCACCGGTGTTGAGTTGTCCTGCTCAAACTGATCAAGTTTATGCCGGAGAAAGTTCATGTGCTGGTAGAGTGGTTTCCACTGTTCTTCCATTGCCTGCAGTATTTTATCTGTGCCTGCGGGCATGGGCATAAACTGTGCTATTTCCGGTTGTTTTGTTGTGCGGTAGCCAGATTCATGAATTGTTTTCAATGCTTCAGAGAGTGCTGTTTTTGCGAAGGGGGTTTCGCCCTTATCAAACAGTTCACGCAGTGATCTGTCATTACCAAAGTGATTGTACAGGACTTTGCCTACGATGAAATTTTGATTGCCATTTAACCAGCGTTCTATCAGTATCATGCGTCATTTAATTTTCTCGTAAGCCGTCAATATCTAATTCGAGTAATGCGCGGGTAGCGTTCATGTTGCCCCATTGTTTTGCGAAGTAGTGCTGCAGCCATTGTGGAGCATCAGGTTTTCTTCTTGATGTTTCTGCAATTGCTTTTGCATGTCCTATAACTTCGTGATATTCTTTTATCGTTTTGATTACTCCCTGGCTTAACTCTGATAGTTTGTATTTTGGCTTCATCTGTTTTTTTGATTGTTGAGATAACAAAACTATTGGGATGCCGTAGCGTGCGAAAGGACAGTGAAAAAAGGGAAGCCCCTGTAGAAACAGCGGGCTTTGGTTGGAAAGGGGAAACACTATGAAAGTTGGAAATTCAAATGTATAATGAGTAAGGTGTGCGTGAAAGGACAGTGAAAATGGTGAGTGGTGAGTGTATAAAATAAAAACCCTGCGTGAATACGCAGGGCAAAAGAAAGATTGCTCATGTCAAATATCCATTGGCGGTAGCAAAGTTAGTCTGCGTTACCACGCACTTTGCCAGGTTGATCCATCATAAACCTGTAGTTTATGTAAAGTCAAGTCATAAACCATCAAACCTTCTGCCGGGGAAGAAATAGCATTTTTCTGTGTAGTTGTCATTCTTGGCGGAAGCATTCCTTTTGAAGTGCTTCCACAGGTAAATATGGAAGAAGCTATTGGTGTCGCACTTGCGTTTGCTGCAGTATCCTCAACATATAAACCATGTTTGCCACCAAAACGCATATAGCCCTTGGTTATGTTTAGAGTGCCATCACCGTCATTGAAATCGTTTGATAGATCATAAACTGCCATAAAGGCGAAGTTTTCACCTGCCTGCACCCATCCTTCAGTACCGTTAACACTATTGTAGTTGAGAGCATACATAAAAACAGTGTTAGGGTTATCAGGATCATCCAAAGCAAGTGTTCTTACTTTACCACCATTTAGTATTTGCCCGGCCAGTGTTGCTGACCTTACCATAAAGGCTTTATCGTTAGAGTATATGGTAGTGTCATGTATTAAATCTCCACCGAGTTGTTGTATGAATGACGTTGGTACTACTTCATTAAATACCAAGTCAGACGTGTTTATGGTTGGTGAATCTGTGGTTTGCTCGAAATACTTGCCTGCATTAAGTGTACCTTCTTTCACATAAACAGTAA